TATCCTTGTAACTTATTGTAAAAAACATGCTAAATACAATGAAGAAGTATTGTATAAATGGCATCCCAATTAAGATCACGAGAATTTAGAGATATAAGTCTGTCTTTTGAACCACATCCTGTTACAAAAGATATACCTATGTTGAGGAATACTGCGTGTATACGTAAATCTGTAAGTAATATCGTACAAACTATTCGTGGAGAAAGATTTTTTGATAGTCTCTTCGGATCAAATGTTCGTAAATCTTTATTTGATTTTGTTGATTTTGCTACAGCATCAGTAATTGAACGTGAAATTACCGAAGCAATACTTAATTTTGAACCAAGAATCTCCGACTTGAGAGTAAGAGTGGATGCAGATCCAGATGAAAACCAATTTGAGGTAAATGTAAACTTTAGTTTAGTCGGAGAATCTGCACCAACACAAGATTATACATTCCTATTAGAAGCAACAAGATAATATGCCTTTTACTAAATTTACAAACTTAGATTTTGATCAAATCAAAACACAGTTAAAAGATTATTTGAGAGCAAATTCTACTTTTACTGATTTTGACTTTGAAGGATCCAATTTTTCGGTTATTTTAAACACTTTAGCATACAATACTTACATTAACTCCTTTAATGCAAACATGGTTGTTAATGAATCTTTCTTAGATTCTGCGACTTTAAGGGAAAATGTAGTATCTTTAGCAAGAGGAATTGGATATGTGCCTCGTTCTAGGACTTGTTCAAGGGCAAGTATAAGATTAGACGTAGAATGTTCAGCAAGTTTAGCAACACTTACACTTGAAGCAAGAGGACCTGTATGTGTAGGTGCTACAGATGATAGTTCTTACATATTTTCTATACCAGAACCTATTACCACAGCAGTAGTAGATGGTAAAGCAAGTTTTGGTACACTCGAAGATCCTGTTCTAATCTATCAAGGAGCACTCTTAAAGAAGAAATTTACGGTTGATGGTAGTTTAGATCAACGTTTTTTACTTGATAACCCATTTATAGACATACAAACTATAGTTGTTAAGGTAAAATTTGATGGAGAATCTGGTACTGGAAGAGAATATTCATTAGTTGATAACATTATTGGTGTTGATTCAGACTCAGAGATATACTTAATACAAGAAGTACAGGATGAAAAGTATGAATTACTCTTTGGAGATGGTATTTTTGGTAAAAAATTAGAGAATGGAACAGAAATTACAGTAACTTACATTGTTACAGATGGAGAGTTAGGTAATGGAGCTGAAAATTTCTCATTTGCAGGTACATTTATAAACAGTTTGAATAATCCTGTTACTGTTCAGTCAGTAAATTTAACCACAGTTACCAAAAGTACAAGTGGAACGGACATAGAACCTATAGAATCAGTCAAATATTTTGCTCCAAGACTGTATGCTGCACAATTTAGAGCAGTTACAGCAAGAGATTATGAAGCAATTATACAAAACATATACCCAAACACTGAATCTATATCAGTTGTTGGTGGTGAAGAGTTAGATCCACCAGAATTTGGTACTGTTAGAATCAGTATCAAACCAAAAAATGGCGATTTTGTATCAGATTTTGATAAAGACTTTATTTTAAGTAAATTGAAGAGTTATGCATTAACAGGAATTAACCAAAAACTTGTTGATATTAAGATTCTTTATGTTGAAGTTGATTCTTCAGTATATTTTAACTCATCTCAGATTACAAACGTTGATAATTTGAAAACTAATGTTTCAAATTCACTTCAATCTTACTCAAATTCTGTTGATTTAAGTAAATTTGGTGGAAGATTTAAGTATAGTAAGGTTCTAAACGTAATTGATGATGTAGATCGTGCTATAACTTCTAATATTACAAGAGTTAGGATTAGAAGAAACATGAGAGCTCTTGTAAATCAAGAAGCACAGTATGAATTATGCTTCGGAAACAGATTTCATGTTAATTCAGGTGGATTTAATATAAAAAGTACTGGATTCAGAATTATTAATGAACCAGACATAGTTTATTTGACAGATATTCCTAATTCAGACGGAAGAACAGGTGTTCTTTCAATAGTTAAACCAATTCAGGAAACTGGAGAAAATAGAGTTGTTATAAAATCTGCAGGTCTTGTAGATTATGTTAAAGGTGAAGTTATTTTAACTACAGTTTTGATAACTGATACTGTTTTAGCAGACGACATAATTGAAGTTCAGGCATTCCCAGAATCTAATGATGTAGTTGGATTAAAAGACCTATATCTTGAGTTTGATGTTTCAAAAAGTACGATAAATATGATTAAAGACACTATATCTTCAGGTGAGAAGATTTCAGGAGTTGGATTTAAGGTAACATCTAGTTATAGCAATGGAGAGCTAACAAGAGGATAAAATATGATACAAACTGGTATCGAATCGAGAGTAAAGGTTCACCAACTGATAGAGGGACAATTACCCGAATATATTTTAGATCAAAGTCCCAAGACAGTAGACTTCTTTCAACAATACTACCGTTCACAGGAGTATCAGGGAGGTCCTGTTGATCTTGTCGATAATCTTGATCAATATTTAAGTCTTGATCAATTAACACCACAAGTTATTGTAGGTGTTACCTCTCTTACTGCAGACGCAAATTCAACAGATAGTGTTATAAGTGTTAAAAGTACAAGAGGATTTCCTAATGAGTATGGTCTTCTTAAGATAGATGATGAAATAATTACATATACTGGTTTAACTACAAATACTTTTACGGGATGTGTGCGTGGTTTTAGTGGAATAACCTCTTATCATAGTATTAGCGATTCAGAAGAATTAGTATTTGATACATCGGTTAGTGCAAATCATAATAACGAATCTCCAGTACAAAATTTAAGTTCTTTATTTTTAAAAGAATTTTATAAGAAAATAAAATATTCCTATACACCTGGTTTAGAGGATGTTGGTTTCGTACCTGAATTAGATGCGGGTAATTTTATCAAAGAAGCGAGATCCTTTTATCAAGCAAAAGGTACAGAAGAATCATTTAGAATACTCTACAAAGTTCTATTTGGTGTTTCTCCTTCTGTCATTGACCTAGAACAATTTTTGTTAAAACCTTCAGATGCAGAATATATTAGAAGAGAAATAGTTTTAGTAGAAAAATTATCGGGAGATGTTAATAAGTTAGTAGGACAGACAATTTATAGTAAATCTAATCCAAGAACAAAGGCAGCAGTATCTGAAATTGAAATATTAACTAGAAACAATAAAACATATTATAAGTTAGCACTTTTTATTGGATATAGTAATAAAGATATTATTGAAGGGGATTTTGAAGTAACTCCAAATACAAGATCTTTAACTAATGTTTCAGCTGGTTCTTCAGTAATTACTGTTGATTCTACTGTAGGATTCCCTGCAACTGGAACTATTAATAGTGGTATTAATACCATAACATACACTGACAAAACATTAAATCAATTTTTAAACTGTTCTGGTATTGATAGTGATATTTCAGCAACTGATGATATTAGATCTGATAAAATTATTTTTGGTTATGAAAATGGAGATTTTACAAAACCAGTTAATTTAAGAGTAGCATCGATAATATCAGATATAAACCTTGCAAAAGATGCGGGACTCGCATTAGTCAATGAAAAAATAACAATTAAAGAATTAGGAGATGTTATTACTAATCCATCATCCTTAGAAAGTACAGATAAACAAAGATTTGCTAATTCATGGATTTACAATACAAGTTCTAGTTATGAATGTTCTGGTATTGATACAGGAGCAAAACAGTTTACTTTAAAATCTTCAATTGATAAGGCAAGTTTAAAAATAAATGACCGTGTTGATATTATAAACGATAGCACTAAAGAAGTAAAATTAACAAATGCTAAAGTTACTGCTATTGATTTTAATGATAAACAAGTAACATTAGATTATACTGGATTTAGCACTGATACAAGCATCCCACATTCGATTAGAAGGGTACCAAAGAAGACTACAAGTAAATTTGTACCTCTACAATATTCAGACTTATTTGCGGACGTACAGAACGTTTATAGCGAAGATCTTGATTTTGGATTTTATGGCGAAGAGTTTATGTATGTCGCATCTAACTCTCTTCCATCTTATACATTTAGACAAGATACTGTACCCTCAACACCATCTATAGTGGTTGGAACTGCTATAACCTTTATTGGTGCAGGAAACACTGAAAGTAATGCTTTACAAGCAGATGTAGGAGAATTAGCATATTCTATTATTAACTTTCCTACGGAAGTTCCTTTTTTAACTGGAGATGAAGTTGTTTATGAACCAGAGAGCACAGCGATCACAGGATTAGATACAGGTAAATCATATTATGTTAGAGTATTACCTAATAAACAACAAATTAAACTGTATGCATCTAATTCTTTTATTCAAGGAGATTTAAATCTTGAATTTGAACCTCTAATTGTAGGAGTTGGAGGTAAACATACTTTTACCTTAAGATCTGTTTATCAAAAACAACTTGAACCACAAAAACTTCTTAGAAAGTTTCCATTGATACCTAGAGAAAATGATGGGTTAGACACTACCACAGAAACTGTTGGTATGATGATAAATGGTGTTGAAATTAAAAACTATAAATCTCAAGATAAAATTTATGCAGGTCCCTTAACATCTGTAAACGTAGTAAACTCAGGAACTGGATATGATGTAATAAATCCACCAGTCATTGAAGTTGCTAATACTGGATCAGGAACAACAGCACTTGTAAGACCTGTTCTTAGTGGATCTGTTGAGAAAATTTTAGTAGATCCTCAAACAAAAGAATTAGATAAAGTTATTTCTCTTAGTATAACTGGTGGAGGACCTGGTGACGGAGTTGCTTTAGAACCAGTTGTTGAACAATCATTCTTAAGTGCTAGTTTTGATGCTAGATTATTAACATTTGGTGGTGGTATA